CCATGACGAAGATTACGGGCTACAACTCTTTGAGCCTGTAAGGAGGAAATCATGTCTCTTGCTACTAATAAAATCATTCTGGCTGGCGCTCAGAGCAATACTCCGGGTGCCTATTTCCAGACTGTTACTGTTACCGCAGTGGATTCTGGCAACGGTACTGTCATTCCGGCAGGTATCTATGTCATGTTCCCGTCCGCTAACGTCACTGTGTTGGCCTATAACGGCAGTTCCAATGCCGTCGTTATGGCATCTAACACTGGTGGTGTTGTGATCTCCGATGGTGTCAACATTTATGCCAAGAATTCTTCTGGCAATGCGACTGTGACACTGCTGGACATCAACGGTGGTCAAGCTGCTGGCGAAACCTACGCATAAGGGGGAGCTATGGACGCAAATGCAGTAGGCCGGTCGTATCCAGATTCGTTTGGCAATTACCGTTTGGCAGAGCAAACAGGCGTAAGCCTAGCTGCTACTGGTGATGTCACGACTTTGGTTGCGCAAGCGGCAACTAAATACATTGTGCGTCGGATAGTTCTGTCTAACTTCAGTGGTAATGCAAGTGGTGCCAATGTGGGTGTCTTCACCGCTGTAAGCGGTGGAGGCACTGCCATTGCAGCCGATCAAGCCCTAAGTGCCGCAACTGGCACAACTAAGTTTGATGACCTGACATTGGCTTCTGCTGCAAACACTGACGTTCAAACTGCCCGAGTGCTTTATGTTAATTGTTCGGTCAACGCCGCAGTTACTTGCGATGTTGCCCTGTATGGAGATATTGTCTCGCTATGACCACGATCTTTGTTCGCAATAATGGTTCTGAGCCTTTTTCTGACGGTCTGGATGGTACTGTGTACCACTTCGAACCGGGGAAAGAGATTGAGATTCCTGAAATTGCAGCAAAGCATATCTTTGGTTATGGCGATGACAATAAAGAGCCGTATCTTGTAAGACTTGGTTGGATGAAAATGAGTAACCAGTTTAACGAAGCAATGGAAAAACTGGCCTTGTTTTCTTTTTCGAAAGAGTCTGTTAAGCCCGTCCACTTGTCAGCCCCAGTGGTGGAACGAGTAGCCGCCCCAATGCCGAAGGCAAAGGGTGCGGCGAAAGTTGCAAACCTTGATGGTTAAAAATGGCAGATACGCTTGCTGGTTACATTACGCAGACCCGGCGTTTATTACATGACGTTAATGCGAACTTCTGGACAGATGCAGAGCTAACGGATTACATAAACGATGGGCGTAACACCCTTGTCCGAGACACAGGGTGCAATCGCGTTTTGCAGAATCACACCGTACCGTATAACGTCGAAACCATTGATTTTGCTGACTTGCCGGAAGGCGTCAACACGGTGGATGTGCTAAATGTGATCCTCTATTGGGGGAACTCACGCATTCCACTGTATTACCTGCCTTGGACTGACTTTAATGCTCAGTTGCGCTATTGGCAAAACTACACTGGGCGTCCGGTAGGCTTTTCCATGTACGGGCCGAAGAAGATTTTTATTGGCCCCAAGCCTGATCAGGAATACCAAATGGAGATTGATACCGTTGTCTTGGTTGATCCAATGACCAACGGTGCTGACGTTGAAGTATTGCCAACACCTTTTACTGAAGCGGTGCCGTTCTATGCCGCTTACATAGCAAAATACCAAGAGCAGTCCTACGGTGAAGCTGAAATCTTCAAGCAAGAGTACAGCAAGCACGTCATGGAAGCTCTGAACACCACCTTTACTCGCAGGCTGCCGACACCTTACACAGCGGGGTATTGATATGGCTGCGGCAGAGCAGAAAAAAAATTACGCCGTAGTCAAAGACTTTAAAGGTCTTAACACCAAGAACAACCGCACGGTGATTGGTGATGGCGAGTTTAGCTGGTTGGAAAACATCCAGCCCATTGGCTACGGCAACCTTAAGATTACACCCGGCAATCAGCAGCTTGCGAATGTTGCATTTACTGCGAATGTTTCGTTTCTAGGCTCTGTCAACATTAGCAACAATGAGTATGTACTAGCCTTCCAAGACGATGGATCGGCACAGTATGTCAACATTACGACAGGCGCTCAAGGAAACATTGCTCCGGCAAATACCTTTTCTAATGCCGATGTAATGATCACGCAGTGGCGCAATGAGCGTGCGCTAATCATTGATCCGGTCAAAGGCTATAAGACTTGGGATGGCACCAATTTGCATTCCATTGGCAGCATCAATACCGTTACGATCAACAACGGCGGTAGTGGTTATCTAACATCCAATACCACTGTTACCTTTGGCGCACCCAATGAAGCGAATGGTGTGCAGGCAACAGGTACGGTAGTAGTGGTTGCCAATGCAGTATCGGAAGTGATTGTGACGGAAGCTGGCACAGGTTATACCTCTCCGCCAACTGTCACTATTACTGGCGCAGGCACCAATGCCAATGTGACTTGCACGATTCTGAATCAGAGTGGCTCTGACATTGCCACTTTCTCAGGCCGTACTTGGATTGCGCAGGATCGGACGGTGTACTACACGGCAACCGATACCTACAATGATTTTATTAACTTAACGGCTGGCTTTATTACGTTAAGTGATTCAACACTGCGGACATCCATTACTCGCATTCTTTCTGCCAACAACTTCTTGTATGTGTTTGGCGAAGACAGTATCAACGTCTTCTCGGATGTTCGGGTGGATGCTACGCTTGGTACGACGTTGTTTACGAATACCAATGTATCTGCCTCAGTTGGCTCCAAGCTAAAGCACGCTATCTTCCCTTACTTCCGTTCCGTGCTGTTTATGAACGAGTACGGGGTGTATGCGCTGGTAGGTGCGACCACAACCAAGATCAGCGATCCGTTAGATGGAATCTTCCCGCTAGTCAACTTTGATGAGTTTATTAGCGGTGGTCAGTGCTTAATCAATAACATTCTATGCGCCGTATTTAACTTCAAGTTTGATGACGATGGTACTGAGCGTTGGATACAAGCGGCGTTTTTTGAGCGTAAGTGGTTTTTTACCAATCAATTAACGGATTGCTACTTTGTTGTGCCAGCGTTCAAAGATGGGTTCTTGAATCTGTACGGCACCACTGGACAAGACTTGTATCAGTTTTACGAAGATGTCTTGAATCCGGTAGATATGATTTTGGAAACTGCTTTGTTGCCGATGGGTGATCCTATCCGCGACAAGCAGGCATTAAAGATTGGCATTGAAGCAACACTAGGCAGTGAGCCAATTATTTTTGATGCTTATGTAGATTCAGAAAATCAGCAATCACCGCCCATTGAGTTTTCCAATACGATCATTTGGGTGAATAATGTTGGTAGTCCTATTTCTTGGAGCAACAACGCATCGTTGTTGATTGGATGGGCTGCGGCAAACAGTGCGGGTGGCGGTTACTATTTGTACAAGAAAGATGCCAAGATGTTTGGTAAGTATTTAGGCATCACGTTAGAAGGCAGTGTGACGCCATTTACGATTAACGGCTTCGAGTTTGAGCATGAATTGAGAGCGAGGTTCTAAATGCCAGTACCTAATACATTTGCAAATGCAACGGCAACGATACCGTTATCGCAACTGGATGCTAACTTTGCAACCACGATTACGCTTGGCAATACAGCGATACAGCTAGGCAACACGGTTAGCACGTTGAACAACATGACGTTAGCAAATGTCACTGTAACCAGTGGCAATGTGACGCTAACCAATGTCACTGTTACGACTGCTAATGTTACGACAGCCAACATAGCGACTGAGATTGTCACAACCAGTCAGACGTTGAACTACGGCACGGCGAACGGTGTGGTGTATCTGAACGGAAGCAAGGTAGCGACAACTGGTAGTGCGCTGACGTTTAATGGAACTACGCTTGCTGTTACTGGCGCTTTTGAGGTTACGAGAAATACGGGAACGCTTGCAACCCTTACTCAAACAAGTGCCACAGGTTACGGTTTAACTATTATTCCCGGAGCCGATACCAATTACCAAGCGTTGACCATAAATAACGCAGCGAATACGTTGAACAACATTTCAATGTATGGGGACGGTACAGCGAAGTTTGCGAAAACTCTTGGTGTTGGTAACGCTACCCCTTCAACGTCTGGTGCTGGTATCACCTTCCCTGCTACGCAATCCGCATCAACGGACGCAAACACGCTGGATGACTATGAGGAAGGAACTTGGAATATTACCGTATCTTACAGTGGCTCAACTAGCGGAGTAACTTACGCTGCAAGAACTGGCTATTACACAAAAATGGGTAATGTTGTCATGGTTCAAGGCGCAGTTAGTTTGAGTTCTAAAGGAACTGGTTCTGGAACGGTTTTAATATCATTGCCTTTTCAGACCATTGGTGATCGTGGTGGACTTGCTGTTGGTAATACACAATCAATAACCGGAAATAACAGCCCTAGAGAATTAATGATTGAAGGTGCAACTTCGTATTTTATGATTCGGTATCCGACTGGAACTGGTGGCACGGCTGAAATTTTGTACGGAGATATAAGTAATACTTTTTACTTAGTATTTGGCGGAACTTATTTAACCAGCACCTAATTATCTACACCGGACTAGTGTAGACGGAAAGGAAAAGACATGATTACCAAAGAAACCGTAGTAGATCAGATCACCGTGACAGAAAACGGCATCGTTCTTTATCGTGAAGTTACACGCATTATTGAAGATGGCAAGGTGCTGACACAGACGTATCACCGCACTAGCCTGACACCGGGACAAGACCTTGATGGCGTTCCAGAGAATGTTGCAGCCATTTGCAACACGGCTTGGACATACGCTGTGGTGACAGCCTATCGGGAAGCGCAAGCAGCAGCAGAAGCTAAACGGTTGGCACAAAACTAAGCTGGAGGACTGACATGGCAGTTAATGCTCCATTTACTAGGACAGGTAATACTGTCGTTATTACGGCTGCGACCACTGCGCCTAATGCTGTACAGGCGATCTCTACCACGTTAGGTGGCAACCAGTACCGCATCTTGAATGCTGGTGCTGTGACTGCTTTCTTGGGTGTTGGTACGACAGCGGTTGCCGCTAATGCTGCGGCTACAGTAATAACGTCTTCAGGCGAGGCCATTCCTTTGTTGGCAGGCACAGACGAAATCATTACGTTTTTGCCTAATGCTTACTTTACGGCTGTGACCAACACAAGTAATGCTGTCATTTACATCACACCGGGCGATGGCCAGTAACCATCATGGGAGTTAATATGTTATTGTGTAGCTTCCTTATTAGGAGGCTATATGAAAACTTGTTCGGTTTGCGGCGTTAAGAAAGAAATTTCAGAGTTTCCTAAAAGTTATGCTCAATGCAAACTTTGTCGCTATCAGAAAGTAAAAGAATACAGGGCTTCTGAAAAAGGCAAAGAGGCTAGGCGTAAAGAAGCAATTAAGGCTAGGTTGTCTGGGAAGAAACAAGAAAGACAAAAGCGGTATGAAGCATCCGAAAAAGGGTTGTTAATAGCAAAAAAGTATTATCAAAACAGATATAAAACGGAAGAAGGAAAAGCTAGGCAGGCGGCAAAAAATGCGGTGAAGTACGCTGTAAAAACTGGAAAACTTGTGAAAGAGCCGTGCTTTATGTGTGGAAGTGAGCAATCAATGGCGCACCATGCCTCTTATGCTGCTGATATGAGATTGGCAGTTACTTGGCTGTGTGATGAACATCACAATGAAATACATAATCCTAAGTTAGTCTTATGTTAAAGACCGTAAGCACCTATATCAATGTCATCGGCGCTCTTGTTTACAAGGGTACTTGGAACGCTGCGACCAACAGTCCTACGTTGACCTCCAGCGTTGGTGATAAGGGTGATTACTACGTTGTCAGCCAAGCAGGTTCGACTAACCTAAACGGCATTACCGATTGGCAGGTCAACGATATAGCGGTCTTTAACGGTGCTGTCTGGCAGAAGATAGACAATACCGATGCAGTGTTATCGGTTAATGGGCAGACAGGTGCAGTGGTACTAACCGCGCCTGATGTGGGTGCTACGCCAAACACAGCTTATGTGTTGGCAGGTACAGGTTTGACTGGCGGTGGACAGTTAATTGGCAATGTCACGATTACTCTGGCTGATACGGCAGTAACTCCCGGTACTTACGGTACTGCAAGCCAAGTATCTCAAGTTACGGTTGATGCTCAAGGTAGGATCACTAGCGCAGCTAACGTAGCCATAGCCATTGCCAACTCAGCGGTATCTGGTCTTGGCACGATGTCCACTCAAAATGCCAACAATGTGGCAATCACAGGTGGCAATGTTAGCAGTGTCACGCTGGATGGTGGCACTTATGCCAACGCCAACATTACCAGTGTTGTAACGCCTTTCCCGAACAACTACCTAGCCAACAGTTCTACGACGCTAGGCAGTACGACGTTGACCTTGGGCGGTACAGCAACCAGTGTCGGAAATCTGACACTATCGAATACCACAATTACCAGTGGCAACGCCACGTTATCGAATGTTACGGTAACATCCAACCTCAATGCTAATTTAGCAACCAGCAACACGGCGGCAATGCCTGATCCTAGTTTGCCGCTGGCACCAGAAGGTTACATCACGGTCTATGTCAACGGAAGCGCCAAGAAAATCCCTTATTACGGAGTCTGAAAGTGGAACCGCAATTCCTCATCAACATTCTTTTTGCAGCCGCAGGAGCCGCTTTTGGGTGGATACTGAACAGTATCTCGCGCTCAATCGTGAGGATAGAGGACAGAATAGCGGAGATGCCAATAATGTATGTTAACCGGGATGATTACCGGGCAGACATCCATGAGATTAAAGGAATGCTTGGCAAAATCTTTGATCGCTTGGACGATAAAGTGTCTAAGTCAGACGTTATGAGATAAGCAGGTATGAGCCTGAACATGGATGCGCTGGCAACTCCGATCTTCGGAGAGCCGGACAGCCTCCGCGACTTCCTGTTTGAAAACGGCATTCAACACCAAGTCTTTTGGGAAAGACTGACTGACGCTGGCTTCTATGTGCCACGCTACCCCATCATTGATGCTGACCCGCAAGACCTTGACGATTGGCTGTTAATACACCAACAAGAACACCAAGCGTACTCCACTATTCTTAACCTGAATGACCCCTTTAATCTGCTAGACTTGGATTTCAACCAAG